CTGGCTGGAGGCTAGTGCATAACGACACGTCGTGATCCGTCTACCTCTCAGCACACCGTTCAGCGATATCCGCGCAGTGCAACGTCTAGTTAGAACAGGAACAAATATTTGTCCCGCTTTGAAAAAGTTGTTTAAGAAAAGTAAAAAAATGCAAAGAGGCTTTGACATAGTTTGGTCGGATCCTAATTGTACACATTCTGAGACTTGTGGCTGTCGTCTTACCTTAGTGGGGAAGACAGCTGAGTTAAAGGATGTGTCTTTTAAGTCTAGTAGTCCGACAATTAATGGTCAATATCAAGATGTCATAGCACAGATGAATACTTTTCTTACTATGCGCGGGTCCCCTTCTGATGCTCAGATCGAGGATGCTTATTTAGTTTCTTCCTTATCTTCGAATACATGTGTTCAATTAATTGATCCACCATACCATTCTCGACCTGATTGGCCTGACCCTATAGTCTCTTATCCATTGCTTCCTGCAGTAAGGCGTTACATAGCCAAGGCTGACCATAAATTTCTTGCGATGAAGTTTCCTTGGCTTCGTTTGTCTTTCTCTGATGTATGTGACAAACTTTGGGATTATGGCGTTGATGTTCCTTCTCTTAAAAGTTTATGTTTACGCCAGTTCTCATCTTATCATTCTGCCCTTGGGAAAACTAATGGTCGACCTCATTTTGTCTCTTCTGCTGATAAGCTTTACGAAGATCATAAACTAGTCAACACCTTACTTATTATGCAGCGACCTTTGCTTGGCGATCGTCCTTTACCTCCTTTTGATTACACTAAGGACATTATTCGTCATTTTTATCGAATGTCAGGTATAGACTATAAGCGCAAGGAAAAATTTCCCTTGACTGGGAAGTGGCTCTATCCATCTTACCTTGGTTCATCTAGTGGTCTTTATAATGGTGAATCTTGGTCCATTTCTACTGATCATGTTAACGTTGATGTTCGCCCTAAGGGGAAGAAAATCGATGTTTTTGATCAAGACATGTGCGCCATTCTAGAATACATTCGTACTGGCAAAGAGCCCAGTGTTTACTTCTCAAATACGGTAAAAAATGAGTATCACTTTTCATTTACCAAGCAATGGGATGATGAGAAATGGCAGAAGTTTGAGCAGAAGCTTCGCATATTTGTAATCCCGTCTTCAATTTATGTTCTCCTCGAAAGGATGATAAGTAATCCTTGTCATCGCCGTGAGAGGGGAAAACTAATTCGTGTTGGTCATAAATGGGGATATGGAGGAGCTGATACCTTAGCCCAATTGTTAGCAGTTTTTGATATACCATGGGCCAAGTGTCTAGTCGCTGGTGATTTTGATAAGTTTGATCAGAGTGTAATTGCTCCTTTTGTTGATCTTTACTGGTCTACACTCTTAGCTTATCATGATGAAACTGATGAAGACTTTCCAATAATAAAAGAGATCTGTAAGTACTTGTGTAAGCAGCAGTTGTACAGAATAACTCGTTTAATTGGTGATCGGTGGGCTGTTGTCCATGGCCAGGTTCCTTCTGGCCAATTGAATACTTCTCACATGGATTCAAAAATTATGGCATTTTACTTTATTTCATTTGCAATCCATACTATTCGTAATGCTTCTGAGGAGTATCGTGAGGACCTAGAGCAGTATTTTATTGATGTTGTAAAACTCATTGTCTATGGAGATGATCACGTCTATAATAAGGGTATGCATGAGAAGTGGTCAGGTTTTTTCTCAGGTGCTGCTTTTTCACAATTCTGTAAGACATATTACAATTGTGACATTAGGGATCTAGAGGATGGTGTTTCATTTTTAAGTGTTACGAAGGACGGTTATTTGGTTATACGCGGAGTTACTTTTCTCCGTCATCAGTTTGTGGTTAATCCGTACTATATGAATCCGAATTATCCTGGTCAGTGTCAGTTTCTTCCATTTCGTGAAACTCGGGAAGTTATGATACGTGCTGTTTATGCTAGAGAAGTTAAAACTCGTGAACCGCTTGATATTTTGTTGTCCATTGTTTCTCACGCTTATGGTACCTATGGCGCCAATAAAGATGCTTATGATCGTCTTCTCATATTATATAATACCATTTTCATCGGAGAGGGTTTTGATCGCGGCCTCCTAGAGTCAGAATTGTTTCGTCGTGCTAGTTCTCGCGAAATGTCGAAAATACGTCAAATGGGGTTAACACCTGAAGAATTGTCGAAAGGCTTTCCTTCATGGGACACAATAATTAAGAAGAATACCTTTGACCCCGTTTACCAAGATATTTCTCAGGAATACAATGCTACTGGAGATTATGATTATGAGTACGATGATGATTATGACTATTAAGCCTTAAATAAATAAGTTAATGCTCTTAGTAAAAGCTTAACGAATTCGTTGTTAAAAATAAAAATAAATAAAAAATATAAATGGATTGTTGATCATTTTAGATAGGTTGAGCCTTTTTTCTCAACGACCACCTTTTTCTTGGTCAACGCCCTTAAAGCCCCCAAAAAACCACTTCAGTGAGGTGAG